GTCTACAAGTAAGCGTACTTCTGATACACTAGCCATCTAACTCTCTCCTCAGTCTATCAGCGAAGTCTTTCAAGGGCTTTACCTCTTTTTCGGCTTCTTTTGTCCAGGGACGATGCTTATATTGAGCACCATCTTTTAATTTAGGCCCGTCATGAACGACTGCTGAGTAATCAACATGCCATGTCCACTCAACAGCAGTCGCGCTGATAGTTTCCCTGCGTTGACTTGCGCGAAGATTGCCTAAATCGACAATGTCTCTAGGGGCTGTAACCGTTTGACCATTCTTACGAATGGTTTTATTAGGCCAGTCCCATTTCTTTTCGGAGATCTGTTTAGTGAACTCCGCGCCGAGTTTTCCAGCCGTCTGGTTTAGGGCGGCCTTTACAGCTTTGTCGAACTCCCTACGAAGTTCATGTGGCTGAATATCTCGTGGCATATCAACCTGCAGCTCCGGTTTGCTCGAAGATGCCATCAAAGCCTTGAAACTGTGATGCGCGTGCAAAAGGCAGCAAGTTCGTTCCAAGGTCAATTATGCGGACACGACCCTGAACGCCATTGATAGTGGCGCTGGCGTACATGCCTGCCTTGATCTTGGAACTAAAGGTGGCAGGAGACAACAGCCGTCCGCTGCATTGCGTGTCTACCTTGTTGATACCTTCTTTGTTCTCTTGGAATTTTCCACTGAGCTGGATGTTACAGGTATAGGTCTCAGAAACATTGTTCTGAACCCGATTACCAGTAGCTGGATCAGTAGAAAACGACCCGTAGACCTCAAAGACTAGGGTCGCGTTGTCGAAGGGGGAATAGGAGCCCATCAATAACTAAAGCCAGTTAGCTCGACTAGCCCCTCCCTTAGATACAGATACGTTGCGCCGTAGGTGGTATCAGCCAGCGTGTAACCGGCCGCACCAACGTACTTCTGGACTCTCGCGCTTTGACTGACACCGATCTGTTGGCCGATTGACTGTGTCCGGCTTGCCAGCAAATGCGCCGTGTAGTAATTCACGGCGTCATCGTACTGATCTCCCCAGATGTCGGAGTCGTTCAAACGCTGAGATTCAGCGATGCTGGCGGTAATGACAGCACTCTCCAGGTTCGCAAACTCTGGGAACCTTTGAATGAAAGTAGTGCTGGTTACAGCCATCAGCCGTCGCCTTCAGTGATTGAGCGGATACGTTTCTGAATGGCGTTCTTCACTCGAACCCGGTTCTCTGCCACGTCCCACTCCTTAAGCAGGTCCATGTCAAAGGTCTTGTTGATCAGGGCCAGAGCTTCCTTCATCGGCTTGGTGGAAAGACCACCAGTCGCTTTGGGTGCTTCGGTAACCACTTCAACGTCGTCTTCGACAGTCAGAGCGCCGATTTCAAGCAAGTCAGCCACAAGGGGCATTTCCTTGACCTGTTCCCAAGTAGCAGGGTCAATGTCGCGATTGACCCCACTCTTGAACTGCACATACTCGGAACTACCAGTCCGGTTCCCGATCAAAGTGAAGCCGAGAGTGACTTCCTTATCGCGGGGCGGATTCTCTAGTTGAGGAGAGTAAGTAACAATCATTTTCTGAGGAGATTAGTTTGATCAGGCCTTCTCGACGTAGAGAACGCTCTTGGGGTAGTAGATGGCGGTGCCACCGATGCGGGCGTGGGAAGCCACGGTGAACTCCAGGCCGGTGCGAACCGGGGGCAGGAACTCAAGGGTCTGCGGGAGGTGCAGTTGCAGCTTTTCGGGGCTGCGGTTGTAAGCAACGATGCGGTCCTTGCTCAGCACAGACTTGCTGGCGGCCAGCTCATTCAGCGGCTCGATGGCGCGGATGAAGGGGTTGGTACGCAGGAAGAACTCCATCACAGTGGTGTCACTGGTGGAGGAGCGAGCGGTGGTGCTGATGATGCGATACACGTCGTAAGGCACCAGCAGGGTGTCAGGGGTCTCCTTCTGGTTGGAGCCGTTGACGATGCGAGTTGCTGCCTCGTTGAGGATCTCCAGCATCTCGTCGGTGGTGGTGGAAGCGCCGTCGAACCACTTGTTCGGGACGATCTTGTCCACTTGGTCAGAGTTAATCAGACCCTTCATGCCAGAAGCGGAGTCACCGAAGAAGGCGATGTCCTGCACTTTCTCTTCGTAGGCACGACGCACAGCGTTGGCGCGACGTTGCTCCAGTTGCATGCCAGGAACCTGAGCAGCAGCCCGCGTCTCTTGGATCGTGTAAGCAAAACTCGCCCCAAGGCTACGAACAGGAAGGGTGACTTCCTTGCGGAGCACGTCAGCGCGAGGGAGATCGCTGCCTTTGTCGGCAATGACCTTCATCTGGCCCTGAGCGTCGAAGATCCGGTAGGTATAGGAATCGCTACCAGATGCAACTTCGGTGCTGATAGGCAGCACAGAAGAGTATTTAATGTCGGCATACTCGACTTCAAACGAACGAGACAGAATCGTCTCAAGTTCGCGAGCGAGAAAAAGGCCGACCTCGTCGTTACGGATGTCAGACATTAGTTAATCCTCCTTATCAAGTGTCGGCAGAAACAGCCAGACCAGGAATATCGATCTCCAGGAGAGCGATACCACCAGCGGCACAAGTGCTCAGCCAGCGAGCGCCAGCAGTCACCTCGAAGGTTTTGCCAGCAGCGGCGGTCTTGCCGAAGCGACCCTTGTAGGAACCGTCGGAAGCAGCGGAGGCACCGTCGGTGTGATACAGGCGGACAGCATCGCCCAGGGCGATTGCATCCTTGGAGTACACATAAACAACACCCTTGCTCAGGATGTTCATCTGCTCGCCACCGGGATAGCCAACGCGGCCATCAGCGGTCTTGGCGTCGGCATTGACTTCAAAAGCGTTGGAGTCAACCGCGATACCCAGCACACCAGTCAGGGATGCGCCACCGGGCAGTTGTGCAGCACCGCTGTTAAGAACAACAGCGTGGCCGAAAGGAACAGCAGCGCCGGTTCCGTTGGAAAAGGAACGGGCGACGTAGGCCTGAAGATCGCCGATGAGACCTTCGTGACCTTTGGTCAGATTTTGGGGGTATGCACCCTGTGCCCCAACGGGGCTCGAAACCAGGGTTTCAGAGTAAGAAACAGCCATTGATAAATTCTCCTATCAAGCGTTGGCAGAGAGGTCAGACTTCCAACCGTTCAGAAGACGCTCGCGGTAAGAATCCTTAGCGTCGAACTTCTCAGATGCTTGGACCTGTGCAAGAGCTGCACGGACTTCAGCGGTGTTCGAGCCGTCTTCCTCGGGAGTGAATTCAGAGTCAGCCTTGATCTCTTCATCCTCTTCAATGTCCTCCATGGCGGCAAGGACACCATCCAGGACACCCAGAAGGTAGTCAGCGCTTGCGTCCGAACGAGCTTCTTTCTCGAAGACGTTCTGGTAAGCGATAGCCATGATCTGTGCCTCGTCCTCACCGTCGAACTTGTAGTCCTCCGGCATGATCGGGGCAAACTTATTAAGAGCTTCGAGGCGCTTGTTTACTGCATCGTTAATCTCTGCAGCATCGTCGCGTTGCTCAGATGCAGCAACAGCCTCGGCCAGTTGCTTCTCAAGCTCTGCAATACGCTCTTGGCTCGCATCAATGCGATCCTGAGCTTCGGATTTTGCGATAACTTCGGCCTGAATTTGGGCTTCCTGAGAGTCCAACTTTTGCTGGAGTTCCGCCTGAGCACGCCCGGTCTCCTTCACGAAGGATTGGACCGCACCTGCAGCGTCTGCGGGAAGTTCAATATCCAAACCGTCGAGGGTGATTCGTGCCATTGAAATTACGGGCGAATTCGACGGGAGTTCGACTTCTGCCACCGCGTCATTACGGTCACAGGAATCGAGAAGTAGGCGGGCTTCGCGTCCAGCACGTCCACGATTCACCAAAGCAATGTGATTGACTTTGATGTTTCGCTGGATGCCGTCGTAAGACTCACCGTTTGGAGTGACACCAGGCGTAGGGTCATAGTCAACGCGATAACCAGCGCTGACCTCCTGTGCATCTCCGCGCTGAACTGCATCGATGGCGTTCTGATCAGTAATAACCAGAGCGACTTCGACAAAGCCGTCGGAGAATCGAACATGCGAACCAGCATGTCCAACCTGATGTAGTTTCGTGGTCTTGGAATCCAACAGCACCTTCGGATGATTGAGGGTGACTGCTTTCATCCCGAATGAAGCGAGAGAGTCTGGATTAGACACCTCATCTTCAGGACGATATTCACGAACTTGCGTGCCATCGCCCCTGGTATAAAGCTGAGTCCCTACACGGGCAGCCTTACACCAAACTTTCAAGTAACCTTCATCGGTAATTTCCGACTTAGTTACTTGGCCGTAATCGTACCGAGAAACTTGTCCCATACTTTGATACTAACGAATTTAATGTGCTACTACTCGTTATTTCCACCTAGACCTATTTTATGCGGTACAAATCCCACGGAAAAGCTCTTCGAGAAACTCTATTGACCCGCTTTTCAGGTGGTATCCAAGAAATAAGAGTTCTGTGAGCTACTGCCTCTAAAGGGACCATCCAAATATGGTCGTACTCCAGGTTCACGATCCCGAAGTAATCAATCTCACCTTCCTTATACAGACGTCTGTTATTGACACCGCCGGTCTGAAGCTGGACGTGATAGGCGTTTGGGGCCTTCGACATTGTTTTCACGTTGACCTTGGTGAGACGCCCTTCCCACTCGATGACGAAGTCAGTCTTCCAAAGGTCGTAAACGGGAGTCGCCATAAAACATCCCTGCGACAAGAAGTGCTGCTGGAAGGCAGTTTCCCCCAGAGCACCCGTCAGAGATGAGTTGACCGCTGGCAACCCAAAAAGTCAGTTATTCCTGTCTATCGCAAATACTCAGTAGCTGTTTTGCTTGCGATAAGCATCCATCAACTTAGCCAGGCGTTTGCGAACCTTTGGATCCTTAGTCTTGGCCGTCTTTGCCATCTTGGCCAGGCGATTGGCGTCACTATCTGGCTTGCTACTCGTCATAATCGCTTTTCCTCTTCTATTCGGATTCGGGTCCTTAGCTCGCTTCCTGGCTACCAGTCTTTTGCGCTCGGCTGTGGACAATGCCTGGGCCTTTGCTCTTGGAAGACACTTGGGCTTGCCCTCTTTGCTGCTGCGCCCTCCACAGGGTCCGGCGATCTTGCCAGAGGAAGTGATGCGAACCCACTTCTCTCCGAACCACTTACCTAGATCATCACCGCGAAAAGCCCCGGACAGGGAGCCGTGCTTCTTCTTGTAAAGGCGTTTGTACTGCTGGACGACGTACCCCGAAGCATATGCGCTGGGCCAGACTTTGAACTTACGCTTAGCAGCCGCGACAGCACGGGCATGCAGTGCTTTGTCACGGAACTTGCTCATACTAATAAGCCAGAGTCAAACATATTTTAATCTAAATAAGTCTGCTATTTATAGATGGAAGACACCGAGGAAAAGAACGAACGCTCGTATGAGTGGTTGTCTGAATTAGTCAAAGTCAGTGTACTTAGTTGGTCAGCAGCATTGTTGACGCTTTCATATATGGGATTCTTTCAGAAGATGGATCCTACATTCATAGCCTCCGTGTTCAGTGGATCGCTCGCTGGTTACGGAATCAGTCGTGCCGCAGAAAAAAGTGGACAGAAAAAATCTAAAATTGAAGAGCCAACTTCAACACCAAAAGCCAAGTGAAAAAACTACATTGGCTGACACTTTTTATGCTGTTGACACCCATGAGTGCAGCAGCTCAATCAAATATGGGCTTCAGTCAAGGCTCGATGAACTCGACGACCGAGACGGAGCAGACGATTACAGAGACTATCGCGATCGAGAAGTTCGGCGCTGCCGTGACGACTTATTCGGGCCACAATGTCACCCCAAGTGGGGCTATTGGGGCAACTGGAACAACTTATTCGATGAACAGCGGAGCAGAAAACTGGCAACTGGAGATTACTACTCGGGCTGCTGGCATTATCGAGACTCAGGACATCGAAAGGACCGTCGAAACCACCAGCACCATCACAAGCCTTTCCGTCTTCAGCCAGTAAAAATACTTCTGGCAATCTCGTTACTGTGTGGTCCCGTTAGAGCAGAATCT